ATATTTGTAGTCAGCTATACCAAATGTTGCATAAGGAATTGGTTCTCTAAGAGGAAACATATTATCTACCACCCTCTAATAATTTAATATTATTTTCATCTACATATAACATTAAATCATCAACAATTGTTTCATAATTTTCATCATCAAACGCAGCACCTTTTAAGTAATTTGATATTATTTCATCAAAACTTTCTCTCACATCGTGTGGGCTTGGTAATGATTTGCCATTTACTTTAATTTGATTATTAACATACATATCGTAAGAAGATTTTGCTGTGTTCACTAACATATCTCTATACGATGATGGTCTATAATTTTCTAATTTAAAATCTGCCCAGTTTAATAGATTTTTAATTTTCATATTATCTACCCTCTTCTGCTGCTATTTCTAAATCTAAAGCAACTTCAGCCATTGCTTGTTGTGCGTCATTTAGATCAAATTCTGGATCTTGTAATTTATCAAATATATCCTTAGCTTGTCTTTCACCATGTTTTTTGGCGAATTCTTCTCTAGATAATACAAATGCATCGTCTTCCATTTCCATTATCCAATTTTTCACTTGTCCCATAATATACTCCTTTTTATTATTTGTTTATAGGTATATTTTACTATATTTGAATAGTTAAGTAAATACTTATAAAAAATAAAAAAGCATTATATTTCAATGACTTAGTGAAGTGTTATTATTTCAGCTTCTGGTTTATCAATAGTTCCAGTGACATAATTAATATAATCTAAAAATTCTGGTGCTTCTGGATTTGAATGTATATCCCATGATGTTCCAGTCATACCTTTTGCGCAATAATCTGGTAATTTAGAATCAACATCATCAACTAATATAATAATAGAAACTCTTTGAGGGTCAGTGTGACCAGACATTTCTGCTGGTATAGTTGCTGTGTTATTAAATTTACAAGGAAACCCCATTTGCTGTACCATATTATAATCGATTGCATCTTGTCTTGCTCTATCAAGTTGATACAATACAGAATTAACACAATAACGTATTACGTTATATTCAAAAAGTTCATCAACTTTATCAACTGTAGTCTTTAATTGAAAACCATTGATATCTATGTGGATAGTTTGATTTCGCATTGTAGCGAACTTGTGACGTATTCCTACGATATTTTTTTCACTTGACATAATATAATTTCTACTTCTTTTTAACTCTGACTAATGTTTCTATTTTTTTAGTTCTATCTACTTTAGGATAGAATATTTTAAATGTTTCATTCTCCCAAGTACCATTGTTAAAAGAAGTAAATTCTGTCGTAATTAATTGTGCAGTTTCAGTTGAACGATGCACTGTGACTAATTTCTCATCATCCCAAACTCTTATTTCAGCTGGGAATGAGCGATTAGATATTTTTTCTATGATATTGCCTATTTTAAGCATTGATGTATGTTGAAACAGATTCTTTCGTAATATTTGGATATAAAGATGTTAGATTTTGATTCTTTAAAGCAAGAAGTATTTTTTGCTCTTTTACGTCTAATCTTTCTAACATTTGAATAAACAATTGTTCTCTTTGAGCAGGTTTTAAATCTTTTCTTCTAAAAATATAAAACTTTCTTACTTCCAAAGTAAGATTAGATGGAGCCATATCTTGTGGCTCAATCGCAGCTTTAAATGGTGGATTTGTTTCTGGTAAATCCCACTTTAAATTGCTGTCAAAGTTGTTTTGTAAAACTAATTTTAACTGAGCATTATCTTTGTATTTAATAATGGCAGTTATATCATTATTTATTTCTTCTAGTATTTCATAAACACGTTTTCCCATGTTTAAAACTCCTCTATTTCTTGGAGCAATAGACTACAACGTTTTTCAATTAAATAGTTGTATATTGTCATCTTATCTCCTGTTGGTTTTACGTTATTATAAGCATTTAGTATATCATCTGCTATATTTTTAGGTATAGAGTCAAGACATACTAATTTTTGGTTTCTTAAATAGTTTTTCTTTTGCTCATCGTTTTCACAAGCATTGAAACCTTTTTCTAAGAAATTATTTAATATTTTTTTTGTGATTGGTTTTTGTCTTTCATTTTTATTAAAAATATCGTCAGGTGAAAGTATATTCGGAACACCATCCCCAGAGTCACCTCTTACTATATGTTCTATTATATATTGTTCAGCTTCCCTTACTGATGATTTATTAACTTGTTTTTTAAGTAATGGTGAGTATTGTTCAACGTTTCCGTATTTTTGTAATTGTTTAAAATCTTTATCAGAAGAAACAATCATATGTTTTTCTAAAGGTCTTTCTTTCACTAATGTAGCAATTACATCATCTGCTTCAGCATGATTAATATGTAATACTTTATAAGGAAAATGTTTAATTAAATCTTCTCTTACATCAGACATAGTTTCAAAAATAAGTTTCCAATCAACTGGATCTGCTTCTCTGTCTTTCTTACGATGTGCTTTATATAAAGGAAATTCTACTTTTCTCCAAACTTCTTTACCATCAGCACATATAACTAAATCACCATAGTCTGCTGAAAATTTCTTCTTATAATATTTAATAGTAGAGAGTATCGCATGACGAATAATATTAGATACTTCTTCCATTGGTCTTCCTTTTTGAACATCTTGTTTAAAAGAAAGTATATTTGCGATTGCTACTTGTGAATAATCAATTAATATCATTTTTCAATTTTTCTTTTGGTATCCAAAATCTATCTATTTTAGCTTTTACTTCACTAAAAACATTTGATGGGTTTATAATTGTTCCATCAGAAAGTGTTTGTACATAATCCATATCTGTTAAATATGAACACAATTCATTAGCTTCATATCCAGCACGTCTACACATTCCTATTTGTATTTCAGTTTGAATAACTGGACGATACTTTTTAATTGTATTAACAGCACCTTTAATAACTTGAAATTCTAATCCCTCTACATCTATTTTAATTCCATCTACATCTTTAAAATTAAAACTGTCTAATGTTTTTGTTTGTATTTTTTCTTGAATAGTTCTTGTAGATTTACTTTCAGGTTTTTTAACCCAACCTTTTTTTGTTAATTTCTTTCCATTAAAGTTTAATTCTATATGATTGTGACCAGAAGCACGAGTGACTGTATTTAATGTTTCTTCTCCTTCTCTATCACTTAACGCATAAGGAAATACTTCTATATCACCAGTCATTATAATGGGAGCATAAGATGCTTTAGATAATTTAAACCATCCTTTGCCATTAGTTTTATTATTTTTATTAATCTCAATATTCTCTAACAACCATTTTCTTAAATATGATGTAGGTTCAAAAGTTTTTACATTTTTAGCCCAAGTAGCATATTCAATTGTGTTAGTTCCTAGATGTCCACCAACATCAATAATTGTTCTTGCGTTTGGTGTTAATGTTCTAAAATATCTTAAATTGTTTATTTGATATCCACTACTCTTTAATCTTGACCCATAAAAAGTATCATTTTCTTCAACATGATATATGCGACCAATTGCAGATTTAACTATTACAGATTTTCTCATACTATATTATATAAAACTAATAAATGTGGTGGTATTAAATTATCTTTTAAATTGTGTGGTGTAGTTTCCCAACACTCATCATCACCATTATCATAAGCACCAACAAATCCAAACTCATTAAAATCTTCATAGTTTGTTTTTTCAGTGCCATAAGTTGCTTCGATTGAATATCTTTTAGTTTCAACTAGATAATCAAAAAAAGAAATTGGTGGAACGTATTTTGTTTGAATTTCAAAAAAGATAGAATTAGGAGAGGATCGATCATAACTAATTACTTTACCATGAATACGATTGTTCCAGTTTTTATTCACAAGCGAATATTTGGCACCTTTTTTTTCAATATCAAATATGCTTCCGAACAAAGGAACAATGTTCTTTGACATTTTATTAGCTTTTAAATCGTTTTCAATCATATCAATTTTAAATGGATCAGTATGTGACATATTAATATGATTTGATACTATAATCATAAGTATATTATACTCTAAAAATACTTGTATGTAAATGGTTAGGTTTTACTAAAAAAATCATTTAATCTAGTCTTTAATTCGTTAAAATATTCATCATCAGCAATTAAATTTGCTATAATTCTTACTGAATTGTTTTGTTGAGTAGTTGAAAGCATTCCTGAACGAACAAGCTTACCCATTACTCCAATAGTTGGATTTTTACAATCTAATTCTAAAAACAAACCTTGTTGTCTATAACTTTTTAAATACCCTTGACTGAGTAAATCTTTTGCAATTTCATCTAAACGTATAACTGTTCTTTTTGCTGTGTGGAATAGACCATTTTCTTGAATAATTTGTTTTACTTTTTTCATTGCACCAATACCAGCCATATAAGGTTGCCAAGTATGTCCCCATCCCCATTCTTGCGTTGAAAGAATTTCACCAATGCGAGCATTACCTGCTGCGAATCCGATTGGTGCATACCCTGCTGATAATGATTTACCACAAGCAATAATATCTGGTTGAATATTATACCCTGCTGTTGAATATCCAAAATATGATAATGATTTACCCCAACAAACTGCTACATCATCTGTAATAAAATTTATTTTATATTGTGTACAAAGATGTCTAACACCCTCCCACCATCTTTTACTATAAGGAAGTATTCCATCCATCCAAGGACAAGTTTCCATTATAAAAGCACCAACGTTCGAAGAATCATCAAATTTAGTTAATCTTTTTTCTAATTCTGTTAATGCTCTTTCTTCTTCTAATTCACGTTCTTCTATTGTGTTCCATTTAGGTGCTCGAATACATCTTAATCTGTCAGATGGAAAATCAATTGTATATGGACTAGCCATTGCTCTTGTGAGATAACTTGTGCCGTGATATCCTGGAGAACAAGATACAATTAAATGTTTTTTTGGATTTACTTGTTTCCAATAACTATCATTCATCATGATAGCACACTCTACTGCTGAAGTTCCAGAAATAGCCCAAGACATAACTGACATTCTTGATTCAGATAAAACAAAATTAACCATCTCCTGAGTATCTGTATCACTCTCACCAGTGTTTCCTCTTATAAAACCAACTGAAGTAATTTTATCAGCCATTGCTTTTACTATTTCATTATGACCATAACCAAGTGTAAATGCACTATTACCAGATTGAATATCTAAATATTTTTTACCATCATTCATTTCAACCCAATAACGATGAGTGTTTGTGACTATTTTAGGAAGTTCACCATCAGCACTATTTCTTAATTCGTACATTGTAATTCCATATTTGTTATGTGTGCGTCTTTATTCTCAATTATAAATCTTACTGAATTTAAAACTGATTCTATTGTTAATTTTTTTCCTGAATATTCTTTTGCGAGTGGAGTATCAACCCAAGCTGGACGAATGATACTAATTTTAAGAGGATTGTTTGGATTATATAATTCTTCTATTAATTTATCAAGTAATTTTTTTTGTGACCAATAACTTTCAAATCCTTTTGGAACTTCTTGTGACGTTTTCCATATTTTACTCACCATTGAACCCATTACGATTATGTGTTTTAAATCTTGTTTATAAAGATTGTAAAGAGTTTCTAAAGAAACATGTTGTTGTCCAGTGTGTGCGTTTAATACTATTACTGAAGCATCTTTACAACTATCTATGAAATCTGAGTGTACTTTTGAATCGTTTAAATCTAGATAATGTGACGAATCATAACCAACACAATAAACATTAGATTGTTTAGAATAGTAATCAAATATAGATTTACCTATACCAGATCTATGACCTGTAATCACATATTTCATAACATTATTCATAATAAAAAAATACTTTTTTTAAGGTCTTCCTTGACCACGATAAGCTTTATGAGATCTTCTTTTATGCTTATTCATCATTGATTTACTAAAAAAACCATTTCCAATACTTGTACGTTTTGGTTTTGATTCTCTCTTAGTGTTTGTTCCATAATTTGATGCACGTTTTGCCATAATTTATTTTTTTAGTTGTTTGTTTTCAGTTTTCTTTGAAAGGTTTAATTTTTCTGTAAGATATTTTATAAACTCTTCAGGAGAATTATATTTTTTATTTTCTTTATTTTCTTTTTTCATATTAATCACGAACTGGAAAATTTGGTGTAGGTGGTTTTGCTGATGGTGGAGTCATCACTGTTGATGTAGTAGTCACCCCATTAATTTTTTCTTGAGTTCTTCCATAAGCTGTCACTCCTAATATCGCACCCATAGAGATGTGAAATAAACCACCACCTTTTAAAGTTAATGGATCCCAAGGAGTAATGACTATTGTTTTTAAAAATGCTATTTGTGCTACATTCCATAAAATTGGAAATACCATAAAATCAACAAAACAAATAGCAATATACAACCAAGCAATAGCTGGTCGCCACATTGTTTTAATATCTGTATTATCCATATTATTCTTTCTTAGGAATTACAGAATTTTTAGGTTCTTCTGGTCTTCCATCTAATGGTCTTGTTATTGTTTCTTTTATATCTGATTTTCTTTCGTACACATCTACATTATCAACTTCATAGAATGCAGTAGGTGTCTTATTTGTATTTATATTTGATAAATCGTTTGCTCTTTCTTTTCTTTTACGTTCTAAATATGAACTTCCATCAATTAATTTTTCTTTAACTGTATTTAAAGTTTCTTTTAGTTTAGAATGTATTTCAGTTTTTATATCTTTAGCTATTTCTTTTACTTCTGCTAATGGTTTAATTTTTGGTAATTCTGTAGATGTATTTGGTGAAATGACTTTTGAAGTTGGTGGATTAGCACCACTAGTAAATGCCATTTCTCTATTCCATGCAATTAACATCATAACTGCTAATGGATCGAATACAAATACAATAATAATAATTACAAATCTTACAGCTTTTTCAAGTATAGTTTCATCTATCTGATCGCCATATATTAAAGCAGCAATATATTTAATCGGACCAACTTCTGCTTCTATTTTTCTTAATTGTCCAGCAATTGGTGCTCTTTCATTATTTAAAGCATTAATTGTATTTTGAGCTTTTTCTATTTCAGCAACTAGTTTGTTTCTCTGCCCCTCTTGCTTACGTCTTAATTCAGTTGCTGCATTAATACCTTTTTCATCATTAGTACGACCGATACTTTGTTCAACTAAATCATCTAATTGTTTAATAGTTTTTTGGTTTCTTGAGATTAAATCTCTTTGATATTTAATTTTATCATCTAATATATAAACTTTAGAAGAAACCTCACCTGTTGGCACTGCTTGATCTAAATGTGCTTTACTTAGAAATCCAAAAATACCCATACTCGTTAAGAACATAAGCACAATTAATGATACACTAAAATAATATTTCATTACTTTTGTTATATCATTCCATCTTCTATATAACCAAGATGCAATTACTAATTTTGCTGTTTCTAAAGCTGTACCCATAATTGCTATTGGTATTACAGCTGTTGCGAATATTGCTATTAATCCAGTAATCGCATAAAATGCTGCGATAGCTGATAAAAATAATGCGTTAATTAATAGTAAGGTTTTCATTTAATTCTTTCTGTCGGACATACCATAAAATATTACTTTAGAACCTTTATACATTGCTTGTACTGCCTTTGTAGCTTGATCTATGTTTAATGCACGTTGCTCGACTATAATTCCTGGAATTGTGTTGTTAATTAATACTTGAAATCTAAAAGTTTTAAAAATCATTTTCCTATATTTTTTCTTGTAAATTTCATCATAATATTTTCATTATAATATTTGTTCTCACCATTAGGAAGTTTTGCATTTAATACATCAAACTCAAACATATACTTTACTTCCCAATAATTAACTTCTCCTCTTGTTTTACAAAGTCGAAGTATTTCTCTTTTAAAATTTTGTTTTCCTATTTTTTCTATTTCTTTTAAAAATGTAGGTGAAGATCCCCAATATTCTTTCCAATCGTTTTCTACTCTTGAACGTCTTTTATTAACTCTTCCTTTAAGTGGTTGTTTCGTTTTAGCAGAAGTGAAATATTTTCGTCCTATATAAACTTTATTATTTAAAAGATTTGTAATAGAATATATAAATCCGAAATATTTTGAAGGATCATTGAATTCTTTGTTTTCGTATAACCATTGTGTCATAGTTATATTTATTCATCTTGTTCTTGTTCTTCAATCTCATTATCGTTATTTTCAGTTATATCATGAGCACACATTGGACAATAAGCAATGTCTGCCTTAGATAATGTATCATCTTGAGTAGTAAATGAAATTTTACCCTCTGTTTCGCAAGACATACAATGAAATTTAACTGTTTGTATTTTCATTATTTTTTGGCTCCCCATACATCACCCCAATTACCTTTTAGAGATCCTTTTGCATAATCAGTAATACGATTTTCAAAAAAGTTTCCATGTATTGGAGCATTCATCATTTCCTCTACCCAAGGAAGTGGATTTGTTTTTCTTTTATTAATACCCTTTAGACCCATTGAAATAAGTCTTCGGTCACATATATAACGAATATATTCTTTCACTTCTTCTTTTTTTAAATTTTGCATATCGCCCATTGAAAAAGCTAGATCAATAAAGTTATCTTCTAACTCTACCATTTTTTCAGCGATATCATATATTTTCTTTTTAAGAGAATCATTCCATATTTCGTTATTCTCTTCTATATAGGTTCTAAAAACTCTTATCATTGCTTCACAATGCTGTGTTTCATCAACCATAGACCAAGTGACTATTTGACCCATACCTTTCATAAGTCCATGTCTTGGAAAATTTAATAACATAATGAAAGATGAAAATAACTGCATACCCTCTGTGAATGCTGAGAATGCTGCTATACTTGTAGCAATACTAGTTTTATTTGTACTCTTAGATGCTAGGTCTACAAAGTAATTATGCTTTGCTGCCATCTCTTTATAGTTGTTGAATTCATTATAAGTTGCTTCTGGCAAACCTAATGTTTCAATTAAATGAGAATATGCTGCTATGTGTAGTGCTTCACGTGCTGCAAATCCACACATCATCATTCTTACTTCTGGTTGTGGAAAATATGGAAGATAATTCATTACATAACCACCTGCTACGTCAATATCTCCTTGCGTAAAAAATCTAAAAATATTAGTAAGAAAATGTTTTTGTGGTGGTGTTAATTTACCTTTCCAATCTTTCACGTCTTCTAACATTGGCACTTCTGTATGTAGCCAATGTGATTGTTCGTGTTTAAGCCATGCATCATAAGCCCATGGATAATTAAATGGTTTAAAATAATTTCTTTCTTTTGTTAAAGAAATTGTTTCAGATTGTTTTGGCACGTTCATGTTCCTCTATATGTTAAGTTAAAAAAATAATTGCACTTTTCCGTTTGGATTAATGTAAATATGTCCTTGTAATGTAATTCGTTTTTCGTAATTTGCTAATGCGTGACGACCTATTCTATGTTGTTCTAAACCACTCCATATATGAAGTGTACCATATTCATATGGTATCATAGTTTCTTTTCCTGATGGCATTAACCACTCTAAGTGTGCTCCTCTTTCTGGCATCATAATAGGAGATAAAAAAGAAAACAGTCTTTTAGGATCTATATTATCTTCCCATAAGCAAAGCGTCGTATCAGTATGCCATCCAAATGCCTGAGCAGTTTGTTTTCCATCAAATATATGAAATCCAGGAATTGGTAAATTTGGATAAAATTCGGTTTCTTTATAATTGAATACTTCAAACCACTTACCAACATTATCAATTAATTTTTTATATATTAAATCTTTAAATTCTTTTAAAAGTATTCCTTGAATTTCTTTATTTATCTCACTCGTATCTTTGGGTTTAAGTGGATATATACTATCCCCAAGTAAATATTGGTTTTTAGAATAATCAGATTTCATTTCAAGACTATTTTTATATACATTATAGTCGTGTAATTTTTTCCAATGTGGTTTTAATTCTAAAACTTTTCTTGCTATTTGGTTTCGTTCACCCTCTGAAAAGAAATTTTGTATTTCAGCAAAAGAAAAACGTTTCATAATTTTACCAGTAAATATATGCTCTGTTATCTTTAAGTACGTAATGACCTTGTAAAGTAATTCTACTTTCTCCTTCATTCATACCAAACTTTTTCATCCTATGAAAATAATCACCTTTCCAATAATAAAAAGTATTTAATTTATATAGTTTTACTTTTTCAGGATAATCTCTTAACGCATCAAAATCATTTGTATCTTTATACTCTAAACCAGCAGGATCACTGTTTGGTGATTCAATTAAAGATAAAAAAGAATAACATTGTTCTGGTTTATAATTAGTATCATATCTGCATATTGTAGTATCTATATGATATTCAAAAGGATGTGGTGTTTGCTTACCTCGAAATATATGAAATCCAGGACGTGGATATTCAGACAAATAAGAAGTAGGCAATCCTGTTATATCTTTAATTGTACTAATTATTTTTCCATACAAATCAAAAAATGAAACATTTAAATTTTCTGATAAAATTTTATTTCTTTGTTCTAGATTTTCTAATACGTATGTAGCATCACCTAAAAAATATTGATTTTCAGCTGACTTATAAAGTTCAGGATCTTGTGCTGCTAAAAGTTTAGCAGATTTTGCTAAAGGAAAATCTTTTATATGTTTCCAATCAGATTTTAAATCTTCAACTTTATTTCTTATATTTAAACGTTCTTCGTCAGTGAACCAATTATCTATATTTTTAAATACAAACATAATATTAACTAAGTAATGAAAATGTAGTCGTAATTATTTTCTCAATTGCTGCTTTATATTTCATCGCATCTGCTTCTTCTTGTATTTCTTCGATACGAGCCAAATCGTTTAATAGATCTGTATATTCAGCTGTTGATAGTTGTCCTGTTTCATGTTGATGATTATATCTTAATACTTTATTTGCTTTTTCTCTTAACCATGCATTTTCACTAGTTGTTAGTAATTGCATTTCCTGTAGTGCTTCATTTATAGTCATTATTTGTTCCTCGCTGCAAGTGCATTCGCTATAATATCCACTTGTTTTGTTAAATTAATTACTTTTTCGATACAGTAAAGTTCTTTCATATTGCCAGATTTAGAAGATTCGTAAAGACCTCTCATGCTTTCAGATAATGGTCTTACCATTTTTAAAACATCTTCATTTTCTTTTGCTGATGAGTAATAATATAGTTTTTCTTTTCCTTCCCAAATTTTTAATATAGTTTCTTGTGATTTATCACCAGTACATTGCACTTGTCTTACATCATATCTTAAATTTGAAATCATTAACATTTCATTATCATCATATGAAGATGGTAATAGTTTTTTAACTGCAATTATTCCTGCAGGAATACATGATGTTAATAACATCAAGAGTATTAAAGTACTCCATATTTTTAACCCTCGCAAGCTAAACATGTATCCTCTTTTGTTAAATCTTTTATCTTAATCTCTTCGATAATTCTTCGTTCAATTTTCTTTGCAACTTTGTCAGCTTTACCAATCTTTTCACTACGACAATAGTATAAAGTTTTTAAACCTTTTTTCCAAGCCATAAAGTGACAAGCATGTAAATATTTAATATCCGTGTCTGGTCTAAAAAATAAATTAACTGATTGTGCTTGGTCTATAAATTCTTGACGTATTGCTGCATGTTCTATAACCCAACGTTGATCTATTTCCATAGCTGTTTTAAAAGTGTCTTTTTCATTTTCTTTTAAAAACTCTAAATGTTGAACTGAACCATCATTCATTATAATACTAGACCAAATTTCATTATAATCAAGTTTATCATTTTTCTCAACATATTTTTTAATTAACTTATCTAAGTGTTTATTTTTATTTATAGACGCTCCAGAAAGAGTATCTTGTCTATAAACATTTGCTCTAAATGGTTCAATTGATGGTGAAGTATTTCCCATTATGATAGAAGATGAAGCATTTGGTGCAATAGCCATTACATGAGAAAATCTCTGTCCTGTGCCAACTGCATCTGGTGCTTCACCTCTTTCTTTTCCAAGTTTAATGTTCGCTTTATCTAATTGAGATCTTATATGCATAAACATTCGAGTGTTAGCAGATACTGCCATTGCAGACTCCCATGGAATATTTTTGCTTTGTAGGTAAGCATGAAAACCGAGTGCACCAACTCCGATACTTCTTTCTCTTTCAGCTGAGTACTTTGCTCTTGATATAGCATTCGGAGCATGAGATATAAAATATGTAAGAACATTATCTAACATCTCTGCTATATCTGCTAAAAATTGATCGTCTTTCTTCCATTCATCAAAATATTCTAAATTAACTGAAGATAAACAACACACAGCAGTTCTTTCGACGCTGGTTGGAAGTATAATTTCAGAACAAAGATTTGATTGATGAATTTTTAAATTTTTTGATTTTAAGAATGCTGGAAGATGCTCATTTGATGTGTCAATAAAATGAAGATATGGTTCTCCTGTCATCATACGCATTTCTAACACACGTTGCCATAATTCTCTTGCACTTATATAAGATTTAACTTCTTGTGTATGTGGATCACGTAAAGCCCATTTATCATCAGCTTCTATATCTAACATACATTTTTCAATAAGTTCCATAAACTCATTTGGTATATTAATACCATGATGCATATTTAAGCAACGAACATTTTGATCGCCTGTTGGCTTTCTTATTTCTAAAAATTCAATTATATCAGGATGAGATATATCAAGATAAGCAGCATAAGACCCTCTTCTTGTTCGTCCTTGTCTATATGCAAGTGTTGCTGCATCATATATTTTTAAATGTGGTAGCACACCTGTTGATTTATCATCAGCTGATCTTATACCAAATCCTATACCAACTCCACCACCAACCATAGATAACCAGTTAGTTTCTGAAAGATTTTTAACTAATCCTTCAGCTGTATCTTCTATGTAATTTAAAAAACAAGAAATTGGCAAACCTTTTTTACTTCTTCCAAATGAAAGAATAGGAGTAGAATAAGATAGCCAATGTTTAGATGAATAATCATAAAGTCTTTGAGCGTGTTCTTTATTTGAAGAAAACGTTTTACTTACAAAAGCAAATCTTTGTTGTGGAGATGTTTCATCATCTTTCATATAAGATTCTTTCATACGTTTTAACCCTGCTTCATCAAATAAAGTGTCACGAGTATAATCAACTCGTATGTCGTTATATAGTTCTTGTGTCATAGTTTATTATTTGTAGTATTGAATTACGAAACTGAATCTGTAAGTTGGAGCTGATGGACTTGGCGATGAGATACAATGTGGTATTGTTCCATCAAAAAGTATTGCTCTTCCAGGAATATAAAAAGAACAATATTCTAATTTACTCATATTTTGATTTGTGAACATAGTGTAGCCACCCCATTCAATATTCCATGTCATATTAGGATAGTATAATATAGTTCTTACATCATTTGAACCTGCAGCATCACAATGAAAACGATTACGATCGTGAAGTGTACTTAGATTAACTCTTGCTTGAATAATCTCATATCCATCTAACATAGAAAGTATTTGTTTTGTTCCTTCTAAGTTAAGAAAATTTGATTGTTGTAATTGATTGCCTGCGAGTAGATTACAGTATAAATTAAAATCGCCTTTATATTCTAATCTTGCTGTATCGCTTCCATCTGTAGTGAAGTGTCTAGTTGAACAAAAAGAGTAAAGTCTTTCTCTATCTGCTGCTGAATAAAGATCATCAAATATAGTTAATTGTCTATCTTCAATATGCAAACATGTTTTATTCATAAATCTAATTATGTGCTTTTTTTATAATCTCATGAAGTTCTGTTATATCTATTTTATTAATATTTACATTCTTCATTAGTTCATTTTGTATTAATACTTTAGCTTTGTGTTCTTTTGCTAACTTAGTAAAGAATTCAAAAGTTTCTTCGTTATGTCCTATAACTACAGGTTCTTTATCTTTTGCTGGCATTATTCGTCGTCTCTAAACATACTATCCCACTTTAACATTTGATAATACATTATATCATAAGTTATAAAATTAATAAATTGCATTAATATTGTAAATTGTATTTTAAGTAAATATTCAGGTATAATCCATAAACATAACCATAAACAAATTCCATAATGTATTCTTCTGTTTGGTGGGATAGTATAGAATAACCAATTCAACATTTAACTATTCAATAATATTTTTTTCTTTTTTAAGATGACCTACTACTTTACCAGCATTCTTTCCTTCTTTAATAGAATATCCAGAAGTTCCATTCGCATTTATTTCAACTTCTTTTCTTGCTCTCAGTAAAGCTTTTTCTTTCTTTTCGATTTCTTGATTAGCAGAATATATTGCCATCGTTCTATCAAATTTACTGTTTGTCATTTTCTTTTTCCTTTTCTTTTTTCTTTGTAAAATCAGCTTTCACTACTGTAGGTGAAATAGCTTCTTTTGCTATCTTATCTAGTTCATTCTGAATTTCTATTTGTTTGCTCGTCACTAGATCAAGAGTATTATAATTTAAATTGTCAATAAAATTTTTAGCGACATCTGCTCCTAACTCTAAGACTAACAAATCTTTACCAGCAACAATCATTGCTGAAGCACAAGATATAGCTTGTCTTGGTGTCTTAATATTCATAACAGATCTCCAAAGAGGTTGAAGAAGAACATTTTGTTCGTGTTCTATGCGTTTTTGATGTTCTTGTATTTTTGTTATATCAATTGTATTATTATCGTCGCTCATATTTCCTCTATATTTTACAACGTACCCATTTATTAAAAGCAAGTTCTGCTTCTAGTCCACGATACGTATTTTCATTAATTAAATTTACTATATTTATTTTAGGTTGTTTTAAAACTATTTCATTTATATCTTTACCAGATATATTTGAAGGAAGCAAACAAACTCCATATCCTAAGTTTATACACTTATATATAGATTTACAAATTTCAACATTTCTTGGTTCATTATCTATTATTACTATTACACGTTCTTTATTTTTTAAAAGTCTTTTACTTTCAAAAGAAGTACCTGCAACAGCAACAGCATTAGGTAAGAACATACTATCAATTGGTCCTTCAACAGCATATATAGTCTTATTCTCATCTAACTTTTCTAAACCAAATATCTTTTCGTTCTTCTCGTTTGTCTTAATTGTATAATACTTTGGTAATTCTTTTCCTAAAGTACGTCCTTGTATTGCAAGTAAATTCTTTTTCTTATCGTAAAATGGTATTATTAACCTTGGATGATCTTCTTCAATCGAAGCAAATTTTGGTGCAATATTTTCATTAACCCATTTTTTAAATGTATTAACCCAATATAAAGATGCAAGGTATTCAGTTGGTATTTTACGTTTTGATAAGTACTTACGAACAGGATGTTCAATTTGTAGAGTGGTGACACACTCAGCATTAGGAAGAACAGAAATAGTTTGTTTCTCATTTTCTGGTTTAAATTGGTCAAAGAAGTCTTTAATCGGTTCTTTAGAGACTCCAACTTTAGAATTACTTTTATATTTTTCAACATTGTATTCACTTTCTAATTTAGGATCAATAAATTTTAAAAAATTACTCAACCCCATACTAGCACTGCAATTATGGCATTTGAAGTTTAAATTATTCTTAATCTTGTAAATAAACCCTCTTGCTTTTAATACATTACGTTTAGAATCTTTACATATTGGACAACTAAAGTTCCAAAGATAAGTGTTTTTCTTTTTAAAATTTCTTAATTTTGGAGATACTAAATCAACGTATTTAATGTCAATAAACAACATAATAACGTATATTATACTATATTTTAACTTGTATGTAAAGTACCTTAATTAAATATTTTTAATAATATTTGGGATATACTCTTATATTCCATACCCATTGCAATAGCTAAAATAGCACCACCAGCATACCATTTCCAACGTTCAATATTCTGTACTTTATTTGCTAATTTCTCAATATTATTCGAGCTTGTATTCGATAAATGATGGCTTACTTCTTTAATTTCTTTATGCACATCCATTATACGCATATTTAAATCGTGTATTTCGCTATTTAAATGTTCACTTTTTTGTTCATTATTTTCTAATCTTACTTCGTGTTGAGAAATTAATTTACTTACTTCTAGTGAAGCATCTGCTAATTTATCTACATTTCTATCAAGTTTATTTAATAATGTTTTAAGTAATTCAATATCAGATGTTAATTTAACGAAACGTGACTTAGTGTTTCCATTTCCATTACCATTTTCATAGTTATCTGACATTTTTTTGTAATCTTTCTGCTTCTTTTACCCAATTTTGTAAAGCAATTAATTTCTCACGTATTATATTACATTCTGTGTAATTATCAACAGTTGTTTCTAATAACGTTTTTAATTCTACTTTATCGTTTTCATTTGTTTTGGACTTTCCATCAACACCTCTGGTGGCATTGGGTATTTCGGGGATACCTGTGATTGCTTCATTATGGAGCAATTTGACATCATAAGGAAGAGCACACTGCCTATTAAGATTGTCAGGGATAATCTTTGATACTTTTGCATGGACATTTTCACCTCTTTCATTTATTTTTTTAACTATTCTTTCTAAATTTTTATCTGAAGCTTCAGACAAATCTTTTATTTGTTTTTCGTATGTTTTTATTTTATCTTTATTTTCTTTTAATATTTTTTTAGTTGCAGAAGAACTGTTCGCATAATTTAATCCTTCTAACCATGTTCCTGCTATTAATACAATTAAAAACATTATACGATAAAAAAATTTAAGTGGGATTGGTATAAAAGGAATAGATGTAATTATGAATCCTACTAAACCTGTAAGAAATATTGCATGAAACACAAAATCAGGTATTATTGTGAATAATGTTGATAATGTGAAAAAACTACTTAATGATTTTATACTTAAAAATTCAAACATAAATTAATTTAATTCTGTTGCTACTATATTTGCTATTTCTTGTTCTTTAGATTCTTTATTTCTTTTAATTGAAGACCAAGATCCACCACCATAGCGATTAAAACGAATTGCTTTCATTTTATCACCATTTTTTAAAACTATAATTCCTTTAGGATTTTTACGAGCAAAATTATAAATTAAACTTTCTCCTTCATCTTCTAAATTTAAATATTCAGACCAACGAGTCCATTTAGTTTTACCATTTTTAAATTTATCATATATAGAATCTTTAACATTAAACATAGCATAACGTCTTGCAGCTTTTTTTGAAACTACAGGTTGGTCTGTACTCACACCAGCACCTGTGACATTTGCTATATCTTCTTGTATTTCTTCTGTTAAATATAAATCTCTTAAAAATTCTTTTACTTCTTGTTCATCTAAATTCATTGACTCATTAGATGATAACAATTCATTATATCTTGATTCAACTAGATATAATGATTCTTTCTTAATATAAAATTCTTTAATTAAATATAATGCGGCAACTAGAGATTTAAGACGATTATCTCCTCCAGGAAGTTTTGCTAATAACATTTTTAATTTAAAAACTAATCGATGCAAATACGAAAATGATTCACGTTCTGCTGAAGTTTTTAATTCTGAATATTTTTTAAGATAATTACCTTTATCATCAATAATTCCATATTCATATGCTTTTGTCTTTACGAAAGGTGTGACAAGCAAATATAAAATTCTTAAAGCGATAAGATTATCTACTACTAGATTTGCCATTATATTTCTCTTAATTTCTTTTGTACGTTTTCATCAATCGACAAGCTTGTTGTACGAACTGCTGTATCTGGAATAAACTCAGGCAGTCTTCCAAGATAGGTAAGAAAAGGAATTAATACATCCCAGTTTTCTTCACCTATCTTAAAAAACAACATTTTAGTTGCAGATTGTCCCCAAAGATTATAGATAATAATTATATGATTTAATATAAGTCTTTCTTTTAAATCATCTACATTTAAAGAAAGTTTATATCTTTTTAACAGTTTAGAAAGATGAATAAATCTTTTTAAATCATCTTCAAATTCTGATAAATTCCCAATAGTAGGATTATCATAATATTTAATAGCATAACTTAGGAAATTATTTTCCGCCAGTTTTTGCTCTGTCATCATCTTTGGTTGAAGTTTCTTCTTTTCGTTTAGTTGCATTAGCTACTTCATTTAATGCTTGTACAGCACCAGACAACATATCAATTTCTTTTATAGTTTGAGCTGTTGTATTACGAAGTTGAACTAAAAAACTTTGCTTTTCTGCTAAAATTTTAGAATATTCTTCAATTTTACTTTTTACATCATATGTCATAATTTAAACCTTAATTATATAGTTATACTATTGTCATTCCTCTAGATGATAGAATAATCCATCCACTAGCTAATGCTAATAATGTTATTGAAGCACCAACTGTGCTACTATTAACTGTTGTGAACCCTATTCGAGTTGCAACGTTAATTGATACGTTTCCAGCACCTGCTATTACATTTATAATTTTAACTTGTCCTGTTGTACCTGCTGCAAGAGATAAAGAATCGCTTCCAGAAGATAAAGTAAAATTAGTTATTGCTGTTGATAAACTTGCAGCAGCATTACCTGTTGCAGCTTGAGGTGTTTGTGAAAAACTTAGAAATCCATTTGATATTGTTAAATTTCCAGCAACATCAAGTTTCTCAGCTGGTGTAGAAGTACCGATACCTACTTTATCAGCAGAAGCATCTGTGAAAAATAGATTGTTATCGTTATCTCCAGAGATACGAGTATCTTGGTCAGCACCATTTGAATTTACTATTACAGCAGAATTCAAGTTTGCTAAGAAGTTTGTTATTGTTATTTTTTTATTTGAACCACCCTGTACGAGTGTAAATAGATCTGCACCAGCAGCACTGGTTGCAGCAGTTAAATCTGATATTTTTTGATCAGCCATTGTATTTTCCTATTCTATGTTATAGAGGGGATAGGTATTTTTATCTACCTATCCCAACTCTAGGATTTATTTTTATTTATTATGCGTCAGCTACAACTGAATCATCACTAGCATCACCAGTGATTGAACTCATTGCAACTAATGTTTCAGCTTTATGACGAGTATTACTTTGCGCATCAGTATAGGTTGTGTATTTTACCCATCCTGGAGTCGTCAAACCTTTTGCTCTGTTTGCAGCAATAGTAGCTTCTGTTGTGTCAACACCATAAACATTTGCAAGATCACTCGCAGCAATATATGCTGGTTGTTCATTTGCAGTTATAGTTAATCCTGATGCAGTTGTTCCTGCATAAGTTGTATGTAAAGTTGCTACTGTGTTTGAAGTAATACTTACGACTCTATATTCTACAGATGCTATTACCACAGTGTTTCCTGTTTTTAACTCAGTAGTGAAAGAAGTTCCTGTTCCAGTTAATGTAGCTGATCCGTTTGTCACATCTACAGTTCCTGTAATAGCTTTTGTATCTTTGTTTCCAAATAGTGCCATTTTGTATTTCCTTTAGTTTAAATAATTCCTCTAGAAGAATTATTATGTTATTATAGCTATAATATAGTTAATCAATTCTTTTTAATAAAATCAGAAAAGCTTTCTTTTACACTTTCAGATTTTTCTGTTTTTTCTGACTTTAAATAATCTTTACAAGTTGATATATAATCTTCT